AGACTGGGACGCATCTTGTCCGGCTCGGCCTTGATGACGCCGTAGCCAATTGAAAGGCCCATGTCCGCGCCGATGTCTAAGGCCTGCATCGCGAGCGCGTGGCGCGCCTTCGCGAACGGGTCTTCCATGTTATATTTGCCCTCGACGAAAAGACCTTTTGCGTCTTCTTCGGCGCGGTTATTCCAACCCAAAGGAGTCGTCGGATTATGGTCTGCCAAAATGGGCCAACGTCCTTTGGATTCCTTGATAGTTTTTTTGAATGCTCCGGGTTCAACGATGTCGTCGCCGAGGTCGATGTTTCCGAAAGTGGATGCGTAACCACGAATCAGGCCCGTGCGGGCGTCGGTCGCATCAATTTTGAATCCAAATGTCTTAATCTCAGGCTTCATTTTTCGATGACCTTTCTGAAACTTCCGTCAACTTCGATTGTGCCCACATGAAGAAGTTTTTGGAATACACCCTGGCGAACTTTCGAACCGTTCGTAACGCTTGCCGTGAAATTCTGCCCGCGACCGATCGGCATTCCTTGGAGCTCGAATCCGGAAATGTCGAATTCGCCCTCGCCTTTGACGTCGTTCAAAATGCGGACTTCCCCTCTAGTCATGCGCTTTACGAGCGCATCGGTAGATTCGTAAGGAAGTTGAATTTCAATTTCGTCGGGGTTGCCAAACATGGCTGACGCACCGAATTGATTAAGGAGTCGGAACTTCACCGTTACCAAGAATTACCCCCTCCAAGAACCCGTCGTTGACGGATTCATCGGTGACTTGGCCAGTAAGGAAGTCATCAAGCTTTGGTGCGTATTCGTCGAAAAGCGAGCGGACGTCGCCAGGCAAGGCGCATGCGTCCCTAAAGAATGTTTCGCTTCCCCGCCCATATTCCCCTCCATTCTTTGTAACACCGAAAATCTGATAAGTCGCGATCAGGAATTCGACATCTGGCATCAAGAGGGAAAGCATTTGGTACTTACCCCCCCCAACGCTCGGCAAGTCGTCATCGAAAAAGGTTTCGTCCGCGGGTCCGCTCACGCGCGCATGCACGCGAGCAGACTCGTTTCCGTCTTCCAGTTGAACGACGAGCGGGACGATGGCGCCAACCCGGATCATTTTTTCCAACTCCAAAGCTCGTGTGAATACTCTTCATTGAGTTCAACGGCATTAGCGACGTGGTTTCTTTCTCCAAACAAATGCAAAAACATCCAATCAATGTGTTTGGCGAGAAAAGGAACCCACCATTTTGGGGCTCCGGATGCCAAGGCTCTACCCGTGCGCCCAGAAATTGATTCATCTGGATCGCCAAGCAACAAGGCATTCATGAATTGGTCGAACGCCAGTGCGAGATTGTAGAGGTAATTAGGTTTCATAACCCAAGATATTGGCCCAGACGTTGGGTTAGAAATCCAATTTGTTCTGACGAAAGCCAGTGATAAGGCTGGGTCATATCGTCAGGCGTTGCGTAACTAAGCGTTGCATAGGCCGCTTCAAGATCGCCACTCACCACAAGATTCATGAGGTCAATTGTCATCGGCAATCCGCCGACATTGATATCAAGTGCGCGCAAACGGTGATGAACCCAGAGCGCCTGCGCGAGATCGATTCCCGAACCAAGGTTTGCCTCCTTGAATTCAGCCATGAGCTGCGTGGCGAATTCTTTTCGGCGGTTGATCTCGCCTACAATGTCGATGACATTTGGCGCCTCAAAGTTTTCTCCGTCGTAGCTATAGCCAGGATTGACGACCTGGGAATCATCCAAGGCAATCGCCGAATCGTAGCTACCACTAGAAACAATCCCCGCTATGTCTTCTGGATCAGAGAGGATGACGTTTTTAACAATCGAACTTTTGATAAGAGCGTATTTCATTCCACAGTCTCCACAATGATACAGCCGTCAGAACCAGCACCGCCAGCGCCGCCAGTGCCGCCAGTGCCGCCCAAAACAAGCCCGCCTCCACCTCCACCACCCCCTGAACCGCCGCCTCCTCCGCGGCCATTAAGCCCCGCGGTGCCTGCCGCGCCAGTTACGCCGTTGCCGCCGTTGCCAGTTGATGAGCCCGTGCCGTTGCCGGAGTTTGTAGGGCCAGTCGCGCCAGTGCCGCCCGATGGCGCGGCCACACCAAACAAAGAATAATCTTGAGTTAGCCCGCAATTCCCGCCAGCGCCCGGCCCACCGCCGCCGCCATGCGTTCCGCCTGAACCGCCCGCTCCCGTGCCGCCACTTACCGCTGGAAGCGTGACGCCATATAGAATTGCCGTGACGGCCGCTGCCGTGCCCGAGTTACTGCCCGTGCCTGTAGCACCTCCGTTTGCGCCGTTAGATGAGGCCGAAGGCGCGACGGTATCCGGGCCGTAGTTTGTGCCCGCAGCACCGTTTGCAGTGCCGCCCGTGCCGCCAGCGGAAAGCGTTCCAGCAAGTCCAGGGTTTCCGCCCGTGCCGTTCGAGGCGCCGATAGCTGGGCTTAAGCGACCAAAAGTGACAAGTGAACCAAACGACGAAACGCCGCCAACGCCGCCAGCACCGCCGCCTCCGCCGTTACCAGCGGTTGCGCCCGCTGTGCCCGCCGTGCCCCCAGCACCGCCTGCGCCAATTGTTACCGTGTAAGAAGTGCCCGGAGTCACGTCGAGCCGTGTGATTGTGAACGCAGCAGATCCGCCCCCACCGCCGCCCTTACCGCCTCCGCCTCCGCCTCCGGTCGCGCCGGTAAAACCGCCTCCGCCTCCGCCTCCGCCTCCGCCGCCTGCGGCGCCAGGGCGACCGTAGACCTTGATTCGCTTAACGCCAGCGGGCACGGTGTAGGTGCCGCTTGATGTAAAAATTCTTCTATTCAGCCGTGTAACGCTCATACTCTCCACCAATCCGTTCCGTCAGAAATCAGCTCAATAGAGCCGCAATCGGACGTGTAAATTAAATCATCCGCAACGCCATCGATCTTTTCAGTTCCGAAACGAGCAATGGTCAATGCATTCACTGACAAGTTGTCCCCGACGTCGCGGATAACGAGCTTTCTGCGCTTTGTGGGATCTGGAAGCGTTAGGATAATCGTACTGCCAGTTGTGTCGACGAGGATGTAAATATCCGTCGCGTTCACTGTAGCGTTAGTTGTAATGGTGCGCACGTTGCCCGTTGCGAACGTGTGAGCGCCTTCGGATTGGAACGTCCCCAGCACGTCGGTTTCGCCAGTAGCTTTAATTCGCACGCGCTCAACGGCCGTTGCCGAGCCATCTGGTGTAGTGAAAATCGAGGCATAGGCGCCCTTGTCACTTCCCGCGCCGTCGACAAACGAGGCCAGGTAAGCGAGCTGACGAAACGTCGGAACCAATCCCGTGTAGGCGTAGAAACCAAAGCGCCCGATAAGGTCGCCTGAGTTTGAAACAACGGGTGACGCGCCCGTACCTCGGCTTGTAGAAGCCGATGCGCCAGGGATCACATCACCTGCGAAGTTGATATCAGCATTTGAAAGGTACGCATCATAACCGCCGTAGGTCGCGACCGAATCAGAAAAATCGGTATCTCCACCAGCTGCGACAATTAGACGTTTATTTGTGTTGTCCCAAAAAAGCTCATCGTTATTTTCTGAGATATCGCCGTCAGCATCGGTGTAAAGAACCGATCCATCAGTGAAGGTGTTCAGGCGAACGGTGTCGGGCGTTTCGATCTTGCCAGCGTCGGACAAAGTAGCAGCGGAGTTTTGAATCAGCTTCCCTGTTGTCGAATCATACCGCGCAATGGCGTTATCCGTAGCGCCGGACGGGCCGATTACGTCACCAGTTCCGAGACCCGTTGCCGAGATTGTAACATTGACTCGGTTGTTGGGACCGTCGTCAATAGAATTAACCGTTATGTTTGTTGAACCAGTGATGTTGAGTGTTTTTCTCGTGCCGACAGGGCTTCCACCATTTTGAACTTCTACGCGCTGAGTAGACGTATCGGAAATAACGCTGGCAGTGATCGAAGGGCCAGCATCGTTATAGGTGAAATCGATAGTCGAAGAGTCGGTTAGAATTCCGCCGACGGAATCCTGTGCGCGCTCATTAGTGTGATAGAGATTGGTCGAACCTTCGGGTAAATCGTCAGTGTCTTGAATATCTCCAAGAGTGATGACGCTTCCAGATGAGTTTTTCTTTTTTAAAAGCCCGTCTGTCTGGTCAACATAAACCGAATGGAATCCAGTAGCCGGTGCCGATGGCTCGGCTCCTTGCTCAAGTTTTAAAGTTCCAGCGTCAGCCATTTGTTAAACTCCTCTGATTTCGCTATCAGATGTAGCAAACGCCGTAAACGAGCCATCGGCGTTGACAACAACTTGTCCCAAGAAAATATTGCTTTGAGTGGTTCCTTGAATAATCCGCATAACAGCACTCGAAACAATTGTGAAAATACCAGACTGAAGAATGCGAACTTCTTTAAGTAGGGTTGGCTCGGTAATTTCTAAACTACCAGTACCATTTTCTCCTGCCGGACCACGCGGACCTGTAAGCCCAGGATAACCGCGCTCTCCGCGCTCACCTTTTTCTCCTTGGAACCCCTGATCGCCGCGCTCGCCCTTAGGCCCGCGCTCGCCCTTGTCTCCCTTAGGGCCCTTTCTATTGAGCTCACCAATTGATACGGTCACGATTCCTCGAACGTCGGAATGAGAGCCTTGCCCGCGCGCGCGAACACCACGACGCAATTGCAGTTGATGACCTGCTCCGGGCCTGCCGATGGGTCATGCGGACCTTCCATGGATGCATCCGGCGGGACATCGAATTTTTCGTCCAGGCCCACCTTAACGCCATTCATGATTTGGTGATCTGCAATGGATGGGTCATCGCGAAGATCTGCGAACGGACGTTGATCTGATACCCATTCTTTTTCCAGATCCGGAATATCAAGCGCTTTCGCTGCGCCCAGAGCACCATTGGACGACGCAAATCCGATTTCCGTGCGCGCGATTGTGCGCGCGCGACCGTCCGACAACGTATCAAGTTCCTCTTGAAGGTTCTTCGATATCGTCCGTTCAGATTCTCCGTCTTGCAATCCTGCACCAAGAACGCGTTTGATTACGCTGCGCGCTTTCTTTTTCGACGTTCCCTGAATCTCCGTAACCTGCTTTGCCCCATTTTGAGATACGAAGGCTTCCACGAATTGATTAAATTTAACTAAGTTCTTAGTTTCGAAATCCTCGTGGCCCATTGCCTTTCCGGATTCCAAAATCGGTTGAGCGAAAACCTTCATGCCTCGGTTCAAATGTTTCCTGATAACCGAATTCATCTTGGCTTCGGTTTTGTCGATCGCGCGAAGTGCTGCGAATTCCCACAGATCAGGGGAAACGCCAATAACTGATTTTGCAACGTCGGATGCCTGGTCATGAAGTTCGTCTTTTACGTCGAGATACATCGCCTGGTAGAGTTTTTTCCTGGCCGAGTTAACTTGTTTCCACGCGCGACGCTTGCCCTTGTCGGTAAGCACGTTGAGCTGCTTTACCTCAAGCGTAATATCGTCGTCATGCTTATCAAGTGCGTCTTGTACGTCTTCCGGATTATCTTCTTCACCATTGGGAGCATTTTCGTTGCCAGTGTTTGGCTGGTCGCCGCCTTCTGCGCCGCCATTGGGATCTTGTGGGGCGGGATCAAGAACGGGTTCCGGTTCGACTACGCCGACTTGATCCAGAGGAACAAGTCCACCTTGAACGAGAACAACATCCCCACCTTCCACGGCGTCATAGCCGGAAGTAAGCCGTTTTTCGTTCGTAGAGAGAAAACTGATTTTATCAACTGAGGCCATTTTCTCGACACGCTTTGCGGCAAGCGCTTCGATCTTGTCGGCGTCGTAACCGATACGCAGATTCTCGCCAAAGCGAGGCGCGAGCCAGTGATTCAATGAGCTCACAATAAAATCAGCGAACGGGATAACAGTGTCTTCGTAAAGCGACATGCGCGCTTCACGGTAGTTGTTGAAGGTCGAATCTCCTGGGATGCCAACGAGAATTGTGGGCACGTTGTACCCATTGCAAATCTCACGCGCAGATCCGTTTCGCCCTTGGAGCCAATCCATGTCTTTTGGACTGAAGCCCATCGACTTCCAATCAAGACCGCCCTCGAGGAGAATCACGCGTCCTGCGTTTTTCGATCCCTGGATTTGATCTTTGATTTGGTTTTTCAGGTTTTTATATTGGGGTTCGGCCAAGGTGCCCATCGGGTTCGATGCGTCTTGCTTCACGACGAACGCGCCGCTTGGTGTGCCCATATTCACGAGGAGCGATAGATTCCATTTGCCGGATTCGTTGTGCTGATCGACCGAATAGACCATTGCCTCGATCGGGCTCATCCCGTACCAGTTATCGGTTGGATGAAAAGTTTTCATATGCATCACGTCGCCCAAACCCGTGATGGGATCGACGGGGAAAATCTTTTTTGTTCCCGAGCTCCCAAACTCATATGACTGGGGCAATCCGTACGGACCGGGAATGACTTTCATCATGTCCGGGCGCAGGGGCCAGATTTCTTGCGGAGTTCCCTTGCGGTCGCCCGCAACGGATTCGAGATAACTGTTACCTGCGATGAGGAAATAAGCTGCGAACGCTTCGAAGAAAGCGGCGTTGCTCTGCATGGGGTTCGGACGCGCGAGGAGTTTTTTTAGGGGATGATTCGCGTCTTCGATTTCCTTAGGTTTGCCGCCTGGCTTGTCCTGATACACGGTCCAGTTAAGACCGGCGATCGAACGAGCCAGAATCGACACGCATTTAAATGCGATGACGTTTGCCTGATAGCCTTCTTTGGCAAATCCTGCGTAGTTTCTCGGCGTCGGTTGGGCCTGACCCACTTGATTCATGGCAAGGACGGTGCGGCCTTGGCTTTGTTTGGAGAAAAGACGACCGAAGAAACTCATCCTAAAGACCTCGCTCTTGGTTCAGCACGCCCGCGCGAAACGCGGGAGGAAAGAATTGAAGTCGTATCGACCTGATCGTCATGGGAATCGTTTGGAAATCTCTCGTGCTCAATTATGAATTCCTCAACCCATGGCGCATCAATTGGAAGGCTACATTTTCCCGCTTCAACCATCGGCGTAGCCGAGGTTGCCCTTACTTCTTTATCGGCGATTCCAGGGTCATAGGCAATAACCGGGATGGCGGTTTTTTGCTGAAGGAACTGAATCAGTCCGATTCCTGACGCTTTATCCTCGATGACAACCTCGTTTGGGGTGTGCGCGCGATACAAGGATTCAGCGGCGTCGTATAATTGCGGCGCCTCGACCTTGTTTCTCCAAAGGTCGATCAAATACCAACCGTCGGATGCGAGGCCCCACGTTGCACAAACGGAGTAATCGTTTGTGATGCCGGGTTTTTGTGCGCAATCCCAGATCTGAATTTTTCGGATTATGTGTGGGAGCTCACGATATCGCTTCCACCATTTGCGTTTGAATAGACCGCCTTCGATCGGAATAGGCTTTTGTTGGTAGAGGGAATTCCAAGCGTACGAACCGATTCCCTCGATTCCCTTTTCCGGATTGCCTCGGATGTCGGCGAGCGCGTCGAGGTCGTATCGCTCGGGACACAATGCCTCGCCAACTTTTCTACCTAGGGGATCATTTTCTTCTGCAATTGCCGGCAATCGGATTTCCTGGAACCCCCTAGTCTTGATGAAGTTAGCCGCCAGGTCATCCTCATGCCAGCGGGTCATGATTAGCACCATGGAACCGCCGGGTTCAAGACGGGTGCGCGCGACGGTTTCGTACCATTCAACGAGGTTCTTTCGGTAGCCAGGCGAGAACGCTTGGATTTTGTCTTTATATGGGTCATCGATGATGAACAGGTGCGCGCCTTTGCCGGTAATTGAACCGCCGACGCCGGCCGCGATTAATCCACCGCCGTCTTTGGTGTCGAAGCGGTGCGCGGCCTGGGAGTTGTCTTTTAGTTTTGTTTTAATCCAATCGTTTTCGGTCATCTCGTCGCGGATTCGGCGCCCGAAAGTTTCGGCGAGCTCGGCCGCATAGGACGCGATGATAATTCGTTTCTCGGGATTCATCTCGAGATACCAAATGGGAAGCCATTTCGATAGGAACTCGGATTTCCCATGACGAGGTGGCATTGAAATAACGAACCGTGCGTTACCGGCGACAATGGGAAGCGTTATTTGTTCAACAATCCATTGGATATGACGGTAGTTAATCCACTTTTTCTTCGACGCATGAAGCGCGAAGATATCGGGCCAAGCTTTTAGGAAAACATCACTCTCCGGAAGGGAGGTCATCTTTGTCTTCGGGTTCAGAGAGAGCGAGCGCGACGGCGCGCGCGGCTTCCGCGGTCTTCGGGTCCTTCATGAGCTTGTTTACTTTTGCGCGAGTGCCGTGCATGTCCACTTCGCCAGTGTGCTCGATGCGATCTTTCCAGCCGAAACGGTTCGCCATGTTGAGGCGGTAGACGGCGGCGTTCAGAGAAACAGATTTAGAGCCAGTGTTGCCGCCGTAAGATTCGGACACGTTCAGAATATGATCGCGGCCGAGTTTTTCCCAAAACATCTGGCAGGCGACTTCCCCCCGGCGTTTGGACTGTGAAAATTCAGGATAATCTTTAACCCACAAATGAATCGTGGACTCCATAACGTCAACAATGGCGGCGAAGGTTTTGAAGGAAAGGCCTTCGGCCATATGGGCTTCAAGCATCCCGCAGAATTCGGGTTTGTATTTAGACGGACGGCCTACTTCCCCCATGAATCCCCAGAATAGCCTATCGGATGCGGGTAGCCAAAGTTTAGGGAGGCTCCAGCGGGAACACGGGGAAGCATGCACCGTGGGGGGCGAGTTAAGTTGGCTTAACGTGTGCCCTTTGTTCCAGGGCTTTCATGAAGGCGTATTGACGAGTGGGCGAGATGCCACGAGCCATGAAGAACTCTTCAAGGGCAACGGCAATAATTTTAGCGGGCGGGATGCCAACCAGATTGCTTGAGTTTTCCACGAGTAAGCAAATCGGATCGGGCAATTTGCAGCGAAACGACTTGCTTGGGAACTTCGCATATTTTTTCATGATTGTTGGTTACCCTGGTTACCCGCCCAGGTAACGCAAAAAGTAACCTAACTTTTCCCAATGATTTCAACAAACTGCCTTTTGTTCTTAGTAGTAGTTACCTAGTTACCAAAATATATATATATATAAGAGAATATCTATATATAAAAAATAATATATGTTTGTTTGTAAGTGTGTCTCCTTTTGTTCGGAGGTAACCAAACAAAAGGCAGCCGATTTTATCAAAAAACATCTTTAATAACATGTGCTTAGAATGATTTGTGTTGGTTACCACCCATGTCGCAGTGGTAACCAAAAATGTCGCCATTCCTTCACAACGAAGGAAAATGTCGCTATTCGTTCACAACAAAGGGAACCAGCGTTCCTTTGGCCGGCGCCCATCCACTTTGGGAGCCCATGTGGTACTTGGCGACCACATTCTTTTCGGCGCCCTTGACCCGTCGAAGGAGCTGCGTCCAATTGGAATACCGGGGCTCGTCCCGCAAAAGACGCTTCAGCGTCGGGCTCGTGCAGCGTATGTGGAACATGTTGGGGTAAAACTCACCCTCGCGCGAAACGACCGTCATGCCGGCGTTATTAAGCGCCAGGCGCCATTGCCGGGTTACATCATCCGAATCCAAGATCTTTTTGCAAATTTGGGCAATCGTGAACGGCTGGCGTCCATGCGGACCCTCAACGTCGAGATTAGACGCCATAATGAATTCCAAAAGCCCGTCGTGCTCGGATGGCTCGTTATCGTGCCCTTCCGATTCAAGCCCGCCAGACCAGCATTCCCCAACGAGACGTTCAGCCTCGCCGATCGGAATCGGGCCATCGTTTGAAATGGCCCAGTACCCGGCCAGCATGGGGGTGTGTTGCTCGGCAAACCTGGCGGGGTACTTACGGGTCATGACGGTGCGGAAAACGTCCATAGACGCTTTAAACGCGTCGAAACCCCGGACCATGCGGGCAAAAAACCTGTCCGCGAAATCCGGCGTAAGCTTGCCCATCAAAAATTCCAGGTCGCGGAAATGCTCCTGGCGCCCGGAATCATCCCGCCGTCTGAGCTCGACGAGCGTGAACCGTGATCTATCTTCCTGCAGCTCGAGGTTCGCGCGAATCGAACCCAGGACCGCGCAAAACCGGGCCCTGTACCGCGTGCTGGCGCCGTTTGAGGTCCCCTTGTACACAAAAGCCGCGTCGGACGAGGCTTGCCGGATGAACTCAAGGCAGCGTTTGACGAGCTTCCCGGATTCGAAATCGTTTGATTCGAATTCGTCGTAAATAACGGGGACCGCCATCGATCGCATTGACTGGCGCATGCCGGCTTCCGTTGTTCCGCCGGAAAATGTGCGAACCATGTCGCCCATCATGGGCGTGATTATGTCGCGGAGCACCGTGGTCTTGCCCGAACCCGATTCCCCGGATACCCAAAGGTGCGGGCGCCAGGGAAGAAGACCCGCCAGGCGCGCGCACGCAAGCCATCCGGCGAGGAAAATCCTGTGCTCCGGGCGCTCCGTCTCGAGCCGTGAGCAAATCTCCCATAGGACCTTTGATTCTTCTTTTGGCATGGGCTTGGCCAAATCCGGTTGTTGCGTGTCCCGAATGTAAACGAAATCCTTGTTCAGGGCTTGCAACGGAACGATGCTGCCGTTTACGTCCAGCCTGTCGCCAAGATGCGTAACCGTTTCCCCATCGTGGTCCCAAACACCAAGGCCCCGGATATTAGCCTCGTCGAACCCGCCTTTTTTTGAACTCATCGTGATGAGCCAGTCCTGGGCCTTTGGCCAATCCACGTTTGTCTTGTGGCCTGGGAATTTCGTTTCCCAGTATTCAAGCGGCATGAGTTTAAGAAGATCAATTGTGGAAAAGGACGTAACCTGACTCACTGTTTGCAGATACGTCGAGGTGTAAAAATGCGTCTCGCCCGAGAATCCAAGCGGAATAATCACGGGGGCGAGGGTTTTTTCCTTAGGTAAGATTTGTTTCCCTAGGACCTGGGCTGCGTCGTTGAAATCCTTATACGGTTCAGGTGGGAGGATTACTTCGCCCAGCGTTAGTGCGCGCGCTTCGCCGCACTTTTTCTCGCCCACACCTGAATCATCGCGATCAGCACAATAAGTAATCCCAATATCAGGATATCGAGCGCGAATAGCCTGGGCAACGGATGGGATGTTTCCAGCATCAATGGCGGCGATGGCGGCCGAGTTTCCTGCCTCGTAAATGGAACTGGCAGTGGCGTAACCTTCGGCAATGTAAACGTGGTTTTCGATTGTGCCGAATTGGAAGAAACATCCTTTCTTCCGTCCACCTGTGAAGAATCGCTTTTGCCCATCACCGTAAACTTTCTGGAAGGTCCACAGTTTTCCGTCAACGTCCCTTAACGGGATGGCGAGAAACTCACCCCCTTCGTCGTTCCCAACACGAACACCGGGAGCCATAGATACTTTTTTTCTGTTCGTGTATTCGGTGGAGGAAACGCCTTGATGAAAACTCTCGAAAAATCTTACCGCATCATCGGCGGATTGTTTGTGCGCCGTCTCGCGCTCTCGCTCAAGTCGCGCGCGTTGAGTTTCAAGAAACTCTTTGATCTTTTTTTCTTCCGCCCGGTTCAGGTCAATGTCAGACCGGAACCTGTGCAGCTCGCTTGTCTTCCAATCGCCGACCGTGGCAATTACGAGCATTTTGCCAATTGCTTTTTTGGCCGGGAACTCGTGCCCGACGAACCAGGCGCATTGCTTATCGCCGAATCGAATTATGTTTCCATCGAGCTTGATGTTTGGGACCGAAAAGCCGAGCCCGTTCAGCCAAGTAAGTAACTCATCCACTGTCGCATTCCCCTTTTTTCCCACGAGAAACAAAGGGAAGGGCTTATTAGGCCCCCCTGTCGTGGCAGGTTACCCCTTTGACGGCATCTTGTACCGAACGGGCTAAAATGTAAACCCCACCTCGTTCACGAATCATGTTCATAAAATTTATTTGTCGCGTTGACTGCACAGCGCTCCCGGTCTTGACCTCGATGCAGAGGATTTTCCCATGCGGACCCATGACGCCAATTATGTCGGCCGAACCCTTAAGGCCGAATCGGATAACGCGCTCGTCGTCTTCGATGTCACGCGCTACGCCTGTTGGATTTTCCCAGACACGAATGTTTGGATCGCGCGAAAGTTCGATAACGATGTCTTTTACGAGTTTGTGATGTGCCTTGGATCTATTCACGCTTTACCCAACTCGGAACAACTCGCTTTGGCATGACTAGTTCCGTCATTTCCTCGCCCCACTTGGCTTTCAGTTTGTAATAGACCCAGCCCGATTTAAAACCCTTCGCTTTGCGTTCTTTCTTCCAAAGCTTTACGTCGCGTTCGGCTTGTTGTCTTGGCGTGAGCTCTTTTATCTCGACTAGCTCGCCATCAATTCGCATCAATGTTCGAACACGCGCCATTTCCTCAACCCTGAATTTCGCCGAGCACAGGGGACAAATCCCGCGAGCTTGGACATCCTCAAATCTGAACACCCCATAGCAAACCTCGCACGTAATGGGGGCTGGTAGTTTTTCATCCTTTGGCTTTCCGTTTAGCGTTGCCTCGCGCTCCTCGTCGATGAATCCATGACGTGTCACATTTCCGGCGTGATCTAAAACAAGGCAGTCAGATTTTCCCTCACAGATTCGAGTTCCCCTACCTAGTTGTTGTATGTGAAGATTATAAGACTTCGTAGGACGCGCGAGCACGATGCAGGAAACATGGGGCATATCGACGCCAGTGGAAAGGACGCCGCAATTCGTAAGAACCGAAAGCTTTCCGGTCCGAAGGAGGTCTATCTTTTCCTGACGAAGTTCGAGGGAAGAGTTGGCGTCGAGATGACACGCGGGGATCTGCGCCAGATTAAACGCTTCTTCGATCGCCTTGGAGTGGGCGACGTCCACCGCGAAAACGATTGTGGGACGGCTCTGTGCGTTTTTCTTCCACTCCGTAACCACGTCGCCAACTAGCACACTGTCCTGCATGAAACGGGATAGGGATTCGTCGTCGAAATCCTTTCCCTTCATTTTCATATTGGACAGATCCGGCGTGCGGGGCGCGAAATATCGAAGTGGAACTAGGTAGCCCTGATCGACGAGCTCACGGACCGTGATGGGACAAATGACGATTTCCGCCAAATGGTCCATGGGTTGTTCGACGTACGGGGTTGCCGTAACGGCTAAAACCAATGCGTCCGGATAATCTGCCATGATTTTTCTGAACGTGGGCGATACCGCCATGTGCGCTTCGTCCACCACAATAAGCGTGGCTTTGGGTCTGAGCTCGCGTGAACGGATTGTGTCCGCTGAGCAAATCTGAATTAGTTTTCTCGGGTCATGGTTCCAATGTCCGGCCATCAAAACGCCGTGGTCTGTTTTCTCGCGCAACAAACGCTGTGATGCTTGATCTACGAGTTGGCGCCCGCGCACGAGCATCATCCCAGGATTGTTCTTGGATAAAAGCCCGTTGAGGATATAACTAAATACTACGGTTTTGCCGCTTCCCGTCGGCATTTTGAGGAGAATTCTTTGAACGCCTTTTGCATAAGCTGACCTAATTTCTTGAACAGCTTTTGTTTGGTATGGCCTAAGCATTTAGCGAATTTTAAGTCCGTAGCGGGTTACGATATCTTGAAGCCATATTGGGAAAGGATGGCGGAATTTCAACATTGCGAGTTTTTCTTCCTTAACTCCAAGGAGTTCGCCTAACTCACGTAGATTTTCGACAGTCGCGCATTCTCCCCAATGACGCAGTTCCCAGTCTTTTGCAATTTCTCTTTTTTCGTCAATCACTGGAATCGAAATCCTCTGAGATTTTTAAAAGCGTGTGATCTTTTCTCACGAGATAAATTCCCATTCCCCAATGCAATGTGGGAATCGTGTCGAAAACATCGAAGCTTGTTTGCCCTGGAATGGATTCCGATTTTAAATGAATGTGGCCATCTTTTGTATCGAAGCCCTGATAGATGCGAACGTATTTTCCGGGTTCAATTCCGAAGACTTTATTTTGGTAAATGAATTTCATTTGAGTAAAGAAATTGCCCGCTTCGATATTTTTAATAATACGATATAAGGCCAAAGAACACAGTCTTCCCACCGTTCGAACACAAATCCAAGTCCGATCGAAACGCAAATATAAAGCACGATGAGGAATGCCGATTCGTCGCTCATAGGGGGCCTGTCGCCTTTTCCGCTGCTTTCGCTAAGTCATACGCCGCACAAAATTGCGCGTCGGTTCCAGATACTCTTATTTTCTGAAGTTCCCGCCACGCTTGGCATTCTGCTCGGAGTAATCGAATCACGGTTATCATGCCATTCAACTCGTCAGCCGTCTCGGTGCCGATATCCTCGATTTCCCTTAGCCTATCGTCCGTTAGCTTGTTCATTCCGTATCCTCATACAGTTGGGGGAAAGATTTCACGATGCTCTCGTGGATCGTTTCGCAGTCCACCACAAGTAGCTTCTGCCCAAACGCATACCACTGTCCGATCTCTGGCCCGGAAGGCAGAACTTTGAATCGGATGAATTCACCGTCATCAGAGCCGCCAACAACTTTCACGACGCCATCTCTAACGAGAGTCTTCAGCTCTTTCATTCGCACGTAACGCATCACTCGAATTTCTCCTCAAGCTTGGCGAGCACCCGACACCTTCGACATTCGTAGTCAGCGTAACCAGGAAAATCTTCCCGACACTCGCATTCGGTTTTAGCCAAAGCCGCCCGCGTCTCGTCCAATGCTTCGAGTAGCTGGAGCAAATCCATTGGCATGGTGCGCTGATCGTATTCAGCCTGGTAGTCCGTCCAGCGGCAATCATCTTTCTCGACGGATTCAATGTAGATTCCACAAAGCTCACGGAGCCTCTTCAGGTCGATCTTGGATTGGGTCATCCGTACACCCGCCACATGACAAAGAGAATTGCCGCAAGCCACATGTACGGTTGCCATGCCTTAACCTTTGGCGTGGCCGCACCAGCTTTAACCAGCGGATGCTGCATAGAAACCATGCGGCTAATCGTGTTCAAGATGAACATCGGCACGGCGATAACGAGAATTATCCAGTCGAATGGTTTCATTTGAACACCTGTATCAGTATGGTGAGGCCACCGTAGAAGATCATTGAGCCTAAAGTAATGGCCATCACGCCTGCGCCGATGCTGACGGCTGTCTCAAAAGAAATCATTTGCCTTCCCTCACGATGCGCATGGCATCACGGATAGCGTTGGCGATATCGTATTCAAGCTGAGTCAGCCCAGTATTATTGCGTGCATGAAACCCTGCGACGATTTCCCTGGCGATATCTTCCGGCGTCTCTACGCCATTAGCTGGCGCCAGCGCCTTCAACATCCGATCAAAAACGATAACGGGTGACGTAAGCGCGCCAGAGTCGATGTCTCGTTTGATGTCGGCTGGGGTCATGGCTGAATCCAAAATCTCCTGGCGACCGGCCGCGTGGGCTTCGGTTAAGGCGGCGGCCAAGACTTCTGCCGCTGCCTCGTTAAGATCGGTCCGGACGATAACTCCTTCCGGATGAATCTTTACGAGCGCCTTGCTCAACAGTAACCGCGCCTTCTCGCGCATCTGCTCATTTGCAGCTGTGTTCAGCGTGGTCATTTGTATTT